GGGATACACCACCAATGCCTGCTCTGCGGAACACAGAGTAACCAGCATTAGGGGGGGAAAAGATGTGGGATCTCCCATCATCTGCCCCGTGGTTGTCAAAGAACCGGTTAGGCTATTGAGCTCGGTCAGCCAATTATTCCACAATTGTATAATAATTGCAGCGTGACCGTGCCCATATTCATCCCGAGCAAGAACGCCGGGCCTGTAGAATTCTACAGGACCGTCGTCAAGCAAGGGAGCTCGGGGGTACATTAGGTACAACCCGGTCGGTTCCAAGTCTGTTGGATCAACATTGATCAACAGCTTTTTCGGCCCAAATAGTTTATGAAACCATTTGCGATAAGGCCGAATACAAGGGTAGGCATTTGCCAACTCCTCGTAGAACCCTCCGGTGAGCCACTCGGGGTGGTAGTCCGTGGCGGCGGTACAGTCTTGGGAATCCCATGGACCGTCCTCGCCCTTCAAATCCACTCCTCGTGAGCCCCCTAACGACTCCGAAAACCTAGGGTCATTGATCATAACATAATCAGCGACCCTTCGAAGGACTTGTTGAACAAGGTTAACTGCAGTAATACTGCAGGTTGGAAACCTAGTCTTCAGACCCTTCTCTTCGGCGGCTATTGCTAGAACAGGGACGTGATTGAGATTCTCCATCACGTAATCCACTGCCTCTATCAAATAGGCCTGTAGTCTTTCTCCGCAGCCTGGTAAGGACTTTTCTAAGTCCGACCAGGGTTCTCGGAACAGCTTCTCTACCCCTCCCAAGGGGCCAGGTCTCAATTGAGAACTTGGATGCAATGCATCAGAGAGCAGTTCAAGGTAACTACCATCGGAATCCACTCCCATATGGGGGTGGGTATCCCTACTGCGGATCCTTCTTAAGGCGTAACCGAGCAGCACTAAGTGCTGAACTCCAGTGACATGTCCTCCGTGCGACCTCGGATATCCGAGTGCCGCATTAGCAGAGGGCATCGTATAGAGCTCCTTTGGGTCCCTCTTGGGGCCCCATCGGGCAATGTACGACTTAAGGAATGGCCTCCAATAGGCCGGCTCGGGCGCTGGTTCCGAGGTCAATCGATCTCGTAATTCATCCAACCCCGCCGGATCTAGAGGCGCAGGGGGAAGAGCTCTTGCTACGTAAGACGCTAGCAACGAAACTCTTCTCTCCGAGAACACAAGTAGCCGGCCAGTTGGCCTTGGTCCGCCCATGCACCATAGGCGGCAAGCGAAAGCGCATTCTTTAACGCGCTTTGCGGCTTCAAGTGGGTGGTACACTAACTGTGCCCGAAATCTATTCAGTCCTTGCAGCCTTTGGCTGTTTAGCACGGAATAGTGACGGTACTTAGTTAGGCACCATGCCCTCTCTTGCTGATAAGCAATGAGGACGGCATCCCATGTAGCTCTCATAAACTCGAGTACATCCTTATTACGGAGATATCTCCGTATTAGTGGATTCATACCATTCTGCTTTAGCGATTTCGCTACGCATCGAATGATGTCCTCCGACCAGAGGGCGTAAAACTCGTGATTTGAGAGTCCGGGGGTACGGGGAGGAGGCTTTATTTTTAATATAGCCTTCCCCGAACCTTCGACAGACTTTCCGTTATACCGGAAGTTCCTGCAAAGTGCAAGAACTGCTACCGGGTAACAGAATAGTGGAGTTAATCGGCCGTGAAGGGATAACCCTTCATGTGACCGGTAAAATGTCGTCAATGACGGCATTTCCGGACTACCGAATTTCATCCACATCTCCGTCTCATCATCTACCAGGGTATTTTGAACTCTAGTAGTTGACATAGGTTGGCCAAAGGACTGTTTAGTCTTTGGCTTTCGCCTAATTCTCTTCTTGCCAGAAGAGTGCAGGGACTCTGTTGAGAGTCCAGGAGCATGATTATGCCCCATGATGCCAGTTACATTGTAA